AGTTTGCCCTGGTAAGTTTCCTCACCTCGAGCCATCTTTTCTGCATGCATTAATTGTGCATCAGACATAGCCATTTTAGTCTTTTGACGGTTAGAATAAATCTTACTTCCCGCTTGTAAAGCAATTTTTGCTAGACTAAACCAAGCCATATTAGTACCAAGTAGCTTCTTTTTTCTTTTCAGCTAACATTCTCTTAGTTCCTCTAACTTTTTCCTTGTCTCCTGTAGGAATATAGTTAAAAGCGCCATCAGCTGTTGTTTTAGATCTAGGATCTACCTCAACATTCTGTTCTGGAATCTTAACTTCTTTTGTTTTTTTATAGTTCATCATATTTTTGTTCCTTTTATTAATCTTCGACCTTAATTGCAGTTATACCTTGATTTCCAGCCTTTGCAAGGCTTACTCCTGCTCTTAATTTAGCTAATTTTTCGTTTTGATCGAGTTTATCTTCAGTTAATCGTCTTGCTTGAAGTAATTTTGCTCTATCAAGGTCCATTTTTTGTTCCCCTTCGTCTTTTTTACGTTCATTTTCCATTGCACGAAGGTCAACTTCTCTAGATTTTAGTTTTAAAAGAGGATCAGCATCAAATTGTGATGTAATTTTCTTTTCTTCTTCCATAAAATCACCCATTAGTTCAGAAATTAGCACTGCTTTTCTTGCTTCCATGTCCATAGATATCTTTTGTAGCTGTCCTTGTACCTGTGGGTTCTGTTGTGCCATCTGTTGCATCTGTGGAAGCTGTTGAATTGTGTCTGCAAACTCTAATTCTACCTGTTCTTGAGCCATTAAGCTAATATGTTCTAAACAATTTTTTTCTATTGCAGCCATAATAGGCGGATTGTTTCTTACCATGTTAGTTGCCATAAAATTTAAGTGGGCTGTCATATGTGCTCTATGATCTTGACCTCTAAAAGCTTGAAAAGGTTTACCTGCAAGAGCATCAATGTGTTCTAATGCTGGATCTTTTGGTGCTATCGGTGCAGGAGGTGGTAAAATTTTATCAATATCTTTTATACCAAGTGCTTCGTACATTTTTCTGTAAGCATTGTATAAATTATGAATTTTAGGGTTAGATGTTGCAAGTTGTAATTCTGTTTGTGCAATCGTAATTCTTTGCGACATCGAAAAAATGTTTGGATCTGCTATAGGTAAAATATCTACTCTGTCATCAAAGTCCATTTGTTTAACTTCTCTTCTACCGCCAACTACATCAAAAGGATAAACGGGTGGTAAATATGTTTTAAATAAACTTGCAAGTAATCTAAATTCTGATCTCATTGATGTGTATAATCTTTTGTGTATTGCAGACATAACACGTGAACCTCTTTCAAGAAGTGCAACTGTAGTTCCAACTGCAGCAGCTTGATTACCATCACCTACTTGCATGTCGGCTATGGCAGCAAATCTTTGACCTGCTTGTACTACGATACCCATCAACTGTAATAATGTTGGTGATGGTTCTTTGTAAGGTAGCATCATAAATGAATCTCTAATATT